CTTCTAGCTGTGTTGAGTTCAGCACGGTATTTTTTGTTTTCTGGGCTTTTGTTGAGCTTTCTTTGAGCTGCATTTTTTTTCGCCCTTGACTTAGGATTATCACGGTAAAATTGTGCAGTTTTTCTAGGATTTTTTACAGTTTTAGGAGCCATTTTTAATTACTGATTTTTGTACTGTTTCAAAATCGACACTTGGCATAATATCCGCTAACTGTGATAAAGGAGATGTATCAAAAGCTACACCTGTAATATCATTTTTATATAGCCAGTCGGAAGCAGCTTTTAAATCAGCAGTAGTTGCTTCACCACTACGGATCCTATTAATAAGTTCAGTTGTTACTAATTTATGTAATTCATTAAACTCATCTTCCCCAGCTCGTCTGGGTATACGCTGCACATTACTCAACTTTTAGTCCTCTTTTAATAAATTCTACTGCCTTGTCATCAAGGTCATTATCGCTTTCTTTGGATAACTTTTCTAATAAATCTACAACAAACTGTTTGAATTTGTCACTTTTTAAAAAAGTTAAAACGATTGGTTTAAGGATTGCTAACATTGTCTTTTTTTACTAATTGGATAGGTACGACATCAGAGCACAATTTGTATGAGTCAGTATCAGGTCGAAAGGTAAAGCCCTTACGATGAAGATCTGCACATTTGAGTGCTCTTGTCATTTCTTGTGAAAGTTTCATATTCCGTTCATGAAGTGCAGCGATGCGTTCGCATTGCTTAGTCAGATCACGATTAAGGGGAACCATAAATGCGAGTTGGATTCCCCAGTTTTCGTTTATAACATATCCGTCTTCAGTCTCAGGTTGAACATCATTACCCATATAAAATGGGCTAAATGTCATAGTACTTCCATTGCACGAGTTTCCATTGCTAAACTGCTGTCTTGACGGTGCTCCATTGTTCTGGAATTGCACCGCACTATTGGTTACATTGCCTGTCGCGGCAGCAACGGGTGTGGCATTATTATGTGTATCTCCTTCCGCAAAGACTGGACTTCCTATTGTGAGAATACAGAGAAGGAGTTTGTGGTGGAGTTTATTGTATAGTCTGTTGTGATGTCCCATTTTTCTATAAGACCAGCAGCTCTAGTAGTTGTTTCTAACTGCCATGCTTTTGTGTCATCTTTAATTGAAAATTTTGTAGCAGCTCCAGCTATGTCTGCGGATGCAGTTACGTTAGTACCAGACCATGTATTAACAGCAGATCCAAAGATTTCTTTCTTTGTAACCTCCTTTACTGTTTGGGTTGAAACTGTGGTTGAGGTCATATTCCCAGTTGTAAACTGAGGCGTTACTGTATTGGCTCTAGCTATGCTTGGTGCTAACAGAGCTAAAAGCAAGATTAGTTTTTTCATGCTTTTGGGTTTGTGTTGGTTGTTGTGCCGTTTCCGTTCTTTTTACTGTTACCAGTAGAGAGCCCGAAAGTTGCTAGGGCTCCCGTAAAAATCGAGGCCACAAAAGTTATATCAGAGGATGCTCCTAAAGGTTTTTTAACCATAGGTAACTCGACATAATTTAAAGTAATAATAAATCCAGACCAAACAACAACTCCAAGACGCACTGCTGCACCAAGGATTGCCATTTGTTCATCGTGGTCATCTACATTCTCTTTTAATTTTTTTAATAAACCTTTCTTTTCTATATCAGGTTTTTGTTCGTTTTTTTCCACGTATCTTTTTCCAAGTTGTTTTAATAACTGGTTTCATAATTTTTACAACCCAATTAAATACAGCAGTAGCAGTAAGTGCAGCAGCTACCGAAGCAACTGCTGTTGTTGTTGCTGTAATTAAGATTTCAGTTTCTGGAAGTGGTATCTCTACATTTGTAGAAAACAAATTAACTGTTCTCATTCCAGGTTGGGTGCTTGGTTTAGTAGAAGTACCTTCAGTTGCTTTAGCATCTATTTCATAGTTATCAATAGATGTATCTGTTTGTATTTGTATTTGCTCCGTTGCTCGTAAATCACTAGGAGGTATAACCAACGGAGTATAGAAAGGTACTTCTGCTGTGGGAAGAGGTATAGATATTGTTTCTATTTCTTCAATAGGTGGAATTTGTATGATTGGTATTTCAATCGGTGCTTTTATAGGCATTAGCTAGGTTCTGTAGGCCAAACAATATTGTCTACATCAGTTTGTGCTGGTACGTCTCTTAATGCTTGACGATAATCTCTCCAAGCATCTGATAATGTACGATCACTAGTTGCTCTCCAGTCTGTTGCATTAAGCAGTCCGTCTCTTCGTGCTCGTATTCCTACCCATTTTTGAGCAGTAATTTCATCTGCAGTTGGTTGAGATGCTTTCCATGCAGCAATTTCTTCATTTGTTAATTCAATGAGTTCACCATTTACTATTTTATGCATTTTTATGATTCCATTTTGTAAAGTAAAATTTCAGTCCCAGCCTGAAAATATGTTGTTCCGTTAATATTTGATAAAAATTTAATTCCACTGACAGAAGTTACGGTTTCATCTTTAGGTTGTCCATAACTTTTCATACGATGAATTTTATTAGTAGAATCCGATGGACTGTAAGATAAAGCTTCAAAAAAACCCCAACCCATTTCTGTACAAATTTCACCAAAAAAACCATGTTTTTGGCCATTATAAGCACTTTCAGTCAATGGTAAATAAGGATTATTAGGAGAAATAGTCCTTACGTAAGTACCTGTACGTGGTGCTTCATAATACATTGTACCAGCAGATTGTGTATAATTATTACTACTATCTAACCATTGATATGCTAGAGTATAAACTCCATCAGTGCTAGTTTTTATATTTTTACCTAATATCCAATAAACACTGCGAGCATCTAAATTGGTAAAACTTATTTCAGTAACAGTATTATCAACAGAAACAGAACCTTTAGATATAAATTTTAACCCATAACCGTTAGCGGCTGTGGTTAAACCAGAAGTATTAATTCTTGCAGCTGGTATTTGACCACTGGTAAAATTTGCAGCGTCTACACTTGATACATCTGCTAATGTTTGAGTTGCATATTCTAATTGTCCGACAGCATTTGTACCAGTGCCAGATACACTTTTAACTTTTAAAAAAGAATCTTGAACTATGTTATTGTCAGGCAAAATCATAGTATAAGATTGTCCTGAACTATGTGGAGGAGATTTTACCTTCACACCATTAGAACCGCTTGATAATTCTAAAGTACCGTCTGCACTACCAGCACCTTTAACTTTAAGTATGCCAGACCCTTTAGGAGCTAGTTTTACATTTGTATCACTGCTTTCTACTTGATCAACTTTTATTTTTGACATTTTTATGACTCCATGTATTTATACAAACGAAACTCAGTTGGTTGATTATACACATTAGTTGGGGAATGGATAAAATTATATCCATTAGGTTCTATTCGTAATCTGTTAAATTCTTTTGTTCCCGATTGAGTGTCATCAATAGATATTCTAAGTTCAGAAAAGTTCTGTTCAGTATAACCACTGTGGTTCCTATCTCTTATTTTAGAATATACCCATGAGTTTTCATAAGCAGTTGAAAGTTCAATTACTAACTGAGCAACATCACTTGTTCCACCATATATTGATTTTGTATCTGCATCTACGTATGAAACACCAGAACCGTTCCAAGACGAAGCATATTGACCATAGTCATAAAACTGAGCAGAATAACCAGTGTAAGCCAGTGTTTGTGAATATTGATAAGGTGGCACTGATCTATACAAATAAATATCCAGACCTGAATAGCTAGTCCCCGTTCCATATGAGTACCCAAAATACATATTATTTGAAATTATTTTATATATAGAATCATTATCTAAATCCCAATTTATTCCAGTAACTGGACTACCTATAGGAACTGTAGTAGTTGAAATTAATTTAAATCCAGCACCTGTTCCTGCTGGCAGTGGATTTGGTAGCCTTGCATTGTTTACTGTTCCAGTTGATACATTAGAGGCGTTTAAATTAGCCCCGTCTTGTGCTGGTAAATCTGTGTAAGCTAATTGCCCGACTGCTGT